AAGATTAGTGCTCGAAAAAGTTTCATAAAATGAAACGCAACTACACTATCTAGTTAACTGTGTACGTGTTATTACCTATATCTGTCAGCGTTCGCTAAAAATTCTTTTAAACTTTTTTTCTCCGGCAATCCTTTATGTTTTGTTTTCGCAAATTTCTTTACGCTGGACTTGGACATGGAGGAAGCAGCTTTGGAAACCTCAGACGAGGGGTTTTCCATTTCCCCTTTCTGAGCCGCTCTAACCATCCCGAAGAATCGTTGTTGTTTTTTGGAGACTGCTGGCATGTCACTTTTTCTTAGTGTCCATAATGGCACCTTGACCATGCTTGGCACGAATGCTTGCCTTTACTTTGTCTAATGCAGACATACCATCATAGGGTTTTTTCTTTCCACCACCCATAGCAACATTTTTAGTGGCACTCTTGTAACGGTTGTTGCCGTCAACACCACCACGCTCCATGCGGCGATCTTTCAGAGAATCTTCTGTCTCTTCCTTCCTGACATCATTTCTATTGTACTTCTCAGCATCCTTGTTCAATGCCTTGACAATCTTACCAGACTTTTTGCCTGCCTCAGTTCCTTTGTCACCACCTTGTAGTGCTGTGCGTGACAGGTTTCCTGCCTTACGGAACATGGTGTTTCTCTTGTCTCTTGAAAGTTCTTTGTAACCCTCTTCAACCTCAACATCTTCACCCATGTGATCAGCAGACTTATAACGCTTATCACCTGCCTTCATCTTTTGATATGCAGGAGTATTTGCTTTCTTATCAGCATTCGTGACAACCATACGGGTGTCTTTTTTCTTTTCAGGAGTACCACCATAGACTGCTTCTTTGATCATCTCGTAAGTTTCCTCATCGAGTTCGATCAATTCTAACACCTCACCACCAAGTTCTTGGACAATGTTTTCCAATTTTAAATGTGGATCAATGGTGATTTTATTCTTAACGTTCTTCTCTTTGATCTGCGTCTCTTCTTCTTTACCATCTCTACCACTAACTTCGGTGATATCAGATCTCCAATCAGAAAAAGATTCATTCTTTGGGCGACAATCATTGACCATCTTACCACCCTTCATTTTCATACCCACTTTCTTGTGAGTGTCCCAACATTGTTGTGCTTTCTCTTCTACTTCCTCAACATCTTCCTTCATACCTTTCTTAGCAATCGCTTTACCAATTGCCTTACGACGCTTCATAAGGTACTTATCACTCTTATCACTATCACCATCATTATCAACATCAGAATCTTCCTTACCGACAGGATCAAGTCCTTCCTTAGCGAGTCGTTTTGCTTTTGTTTTGGCCAGAAGTCTTTCCTTAGCAGCATCTCTCTCACCCTTAGGAATGCTGAACATGTCGCGATCAGTCTTTAATTTCTCTTGTGGTGGTTCAACTTTATAACCATTCATCTCAGCATAAAGGGAGTTGAGTTCTGCAACTGCCTTACGACTTGCGTGGATATCCATGAAGTTAACTTTTTTTCTTATTTTTATTTATGAAGTTTTTGATTTGTTTAGTGCCAGTCATCTTCATAGCATAGTTACGGAACGAATCTGTTCCAACTTCTCTTTGACTAGCAGGAACACCAGACACCTCAGTGAACTCATTGAGATCACGGATCCAAGATTTAAACATAATGTTGTCCTCGGTGACACAGATCAAGTGATTTGTGCCACGACGAGTAATCCTACCGATCAATCCGTTGTTTAAACTCTCTACAACATCACCTAACTTAAAGATGATATTATTAATATAGTTTTCTCTGAGACCTTTCCAATCAAGTTTAGGTGCAATCTGCCATGTTTCAGTAACCTTCTTCTTACCCATCTTTTTAACGATGGTATTGAATAGTTTCTGAGCAGATTCGTCATCTAAGGCTTTGGGGACTCCCTTCTTAAACGCCTCGAAGTCTCCATCAGCAGCTGCTTTTCTAAGCTTAGAGGCAGACATGCCCTCGACACCCTCAGCATCGGGATCTCTTTCCCCCGCTGAGATAACGTTAATCTCATCAAAGTCGTATAGTTCGCCGTTATACTTAGTTGCGAGTTTTTCAAACTCTCCCTGTCTATCAGCACCAACCATGATGTTGACACTACTGTATCCGTCCTCATTTGCTTTCTTTAAAACGTCAAATATGCTACGCATACCCTCGTCATTCACAATCCTTTCATCATGTGTTGGATACATCTTTCTCATGTACGAAATTTTTTCGTCAGGTGAAAGAGGATTCTTCTTAGGATCTTCTGAACGCGATGGATATATCTTATAATCCCCACCTTTTGCTTGACGCTTTGTGGCGTCCAACAACTTTTCATGCCCAGAGGTAGGAGGATTGAACCTTCCAAATGCAATAGTAAGAGCCTCACCCTCTCTTTCCTTTGCACTCTCAGATTCTCCTTCACTAGAAGGAGTGTTTGTGTCAGGTCTTGGTTGTTCTGCTGTTTTCTGGCCATCTTCTGGTGTAGCAGCACGTTTTTGTTGCGGTGCTGGATCTTCTTTTCCTGGACCTTTTCCTTTACTTAGGAGGAGGTCACCTTTATAAGTCCTACCTTTATATGAACCCTGACGATCATACCAATTTCCATGTCCATCCGACACCAATCCCATACGCTTCGCTTTTTCAACGGCGCGTGAGATGACTGCTTCTTGGATGAATGATGAAAAACTTTTCATTTAAGTATCCTTCTTAACTATTATTTATTAGAGAGAGTGTTTTCCAATCAAATACCAATGTCTCCGTTCTTAATCATCTCTTTAAATTCAGGAGTGATACCTGCAAAAAACTGTGGGAATGCTGAAAAATCTCCCTTATATCTTAATTCAATATCAAGAATAGGAGTGTTCCCTTTTGATAATGTAAAGAAAACTTTTGCTGCATTTTTAGATAAAGTTTTTTGCCTATCTAAAACCATTTTTGTTTCTTCTTTTGAAAGATTTGCCATAGCAATCATAATACTATGAACATCCAAAACGTTTGCTGATCCTATGTTTGGAGACAGTTCTTTATTTACCGTACCAACACCCTCTGCCAAATAGAATCCAAACTCATACTTTTCCCAAAAATTCAATGTAAAGGTTTCCATCAAACCTAGTTTTAAGACTCTTGTCAATAAAACATCAGCAAGTTTATCTTTCACATCATCTTGATTCATAATATCAAGAAATCCTTGATACAATGGATTCACTTTTCCACCAGTGCTTTGAAGTTTTTTGTTTACAAAGTCTCGAAAACTTATCTGAGATGGATCACTACCTGAGCTTTTAATAAGTCCGTTTCTATCTGCTAACTCTGCCTCTGATTTTAAATTAATTAATGGAATTTTTTGAGTCTTACCGCCACCCTTATTTCTAATAACCTTTATATCCCACAGTGCTTTCGCATCAGATGTGTTACTAGGATTCATACTAGTAACTTTTTTATTTCCAGCAATCGCAAATCTTTCTAATGGTCCACCAGGACTACATGCTTCTTTAATAACACCCGCAAAAAATTTAATCCTGTGTGTATTTAATTTTTCTCTTGTTTTTCCAAATTCTGGACCATCAATATATGCAGAGAATGCATTGTTAATGAGTGTTGGACTAGCAGAATTTACTTTTGGTTTTTTCTTTAATGAGATACCAACAAAATCATTTCCGTTTAGTTTTAAAATAACATCGGATGAATTATAATCAGAAATCCCGAATGCCTTTACCTTAAAGGGTGCAACATCAGGATGCCATTTATTACCTGTCAAATATACCTTCGAAGGAACTTTATCTTTCCTAAGTTTTGATCTTGTTCCCAATACAGCAGAAATAGACGCCGCAAGATCTCCGTATATGTCTTGTGGGTTTTTAGATGATGTGTTAAGATCAATAATTTTAATCATGCCATTCTTTGTGGCATTACCAGCAGCATCTAATACCTTGTCACTCTTTAAGTTTTCAAGAGCAACAAAGTATAGTTCTTTAAATTTATCATCACTACTCTTTGCTTCTGTTAAAACAGAAGTAGGTACGAAGGACAATCCAGCATATAATCCTTCTGACGGTTCAAACGCCATAGCACAATTTTTAACTATTTAGACTCTTCCTCTTCCTCTTTCTTCTTATTAAAACCAAATGGTCCAGCTTTATCTTCGGACCTATTCTTCATAGCAACACCAGCAAGAGACTCCATAATTTTAAGGATGTCTTTTGCCTCAGCATCTTCACCAAGTTCTTTGGCAACGTACCAATACTTAGGCCAGAATTCTTCACCGGCAATAAGATACTCATTAAGACTAATTGGTTTCATTTGAAATACCTATCCATTCTAAGTTTAACATAATACATTCCCAGTAACCATAGGGAGAAAAGGAATCCTTCTCCATAACTCATGGTATTCCAGGCATTAACTGCTCCATCCATCAGAGATCTCCCTCCACACGGTTTTCAGAATAGTGAACATCAAATTCACCACCGGGATAACGTGCTTTGAGTTTCTCTACATTCATAGCAAGAATCTCATCAAACGAAGTATCAAGTGCCATACATGCCTGAGCAAGATACCAACAGATATCACCCAGTTCACGCTTCATGTGAAACACATTATCTTCATTATAATCCTTTCCTTGAAAGATAATCTTCTTTACAACCTCAGTAAACTCACCTGCCTCTGCTGACAATCCAAGAGCAGCCGTCAGGAGTTGAGTAACGTTCGTATCATCTTCAAGTTCAAGTTTGTTAGTACGAGAAAGGAAGGCAGCATAATCCAAAGATGGATCACTAGTAACTTCTCTTACAAATTCAACGTACTTTTCTGTATCAACAAAGGACTTTTCAGTATCAATCATTAGAAATTAAGGGCAGAGAACTTTTTCTTCAAGTCAGTTTTATCTTCATAAGTATACTCCTCATCCTTGCCATTGTCAAGGATATCATTCTGTGCAGTCTGCTCACAGTCATACAATCTCATCTTGGCACGGTCGATACCAACTACAAATCTCTTATGTACGTTGTTATCATTGTACCGATTCTTCAATTGCTTCACCATAATCTGTCCCAACTCTTCCAATTCCTCTGTTGAAATAAGGGCAAACATAAGATCAGCAGTAGCAGGGAGACCAAAGGACTCACTAGTATCAGTAAGCTCAACATCACTGCTACCATAACCAGAACGAGTGGTCTGGGTGGCAGATATGATAGGGACGTTTGCTTCGACAGCAAGTCCTCTAAGCTCCTCAGCAATCGACTTAACAAGAGTATAGGAATTGATATTGGAAGACCCTTTGTAACGCGAAGAGGCACAAATATTGAGATAATCCACGAATACAATATCAGGTCGAAAAGATTTTTTAAGTGCAAGTTCATTAAGGAGTGACTTAAAATGTCCACTGTGAGCACTAGCAGTTGGGTATTCTTTAATGATTAACTGACCCTGAGTTTTCTTAGCGATAGCGTTGACCTTCTTATCAAAGATTTGTTTGGGAAGGTCAACAAGATCCTGAATATTTGTATTCAATAAGTTTGCGTCAATTCGTTCAGCAATTTTCTCCTCTGCCATCTCACATGTAATGTAGAGTACGTTCCTCCCCTGCATGAGGGCGGAACTAGCAACGTGGCACATGAATAAACTTTTCCCGACACCTGTGCCAGCAAGAGCGATGTTGAGAGTCTTATTAGGGAGCCCACCTTTGGTAATTTTGTTAAGATATTCAAGGTCAAATGGGATCTTTTCTTCTTTTCGATGGTAGAGAGCATAGCGTTCTTCGTAATCTTCTAGGTAATTGTGTCCAACATGATTATCAAAAGACACTGACAATGCATCAGATAAGATAGAAGGGATGGCATCACGGCCTTTCCTTTCATCCTTACCATCTGCAAGAGCAATGGATTCCATGAGCGCCAGATATATAGCACGGTCACGGCACCATCTTTCTGTGGTATCTAATAACCAAAAGAAATCAGCAGGTTCTTTGTCCAGATACGAAAGAGTTTGACTGAGTTCTTTGAATGTTTGCTCATTCAAATCCTCTCGATTTTCTATCTCAATAGATACTGCTTCTCTTGTTGGTAGTTGATCGTAAGTAATGATGAATTTAGAGATTTCTTCATATAAAATACGACTTGGTTGGTCCTCAAAGTATTCTTTCTGAATAAAAGGAATAACTTTTCGTGCATACTCTTCATTATGAATGAGATTTTTGAGAACTAGATTCTCAACTTTCTCCATAACTAAACTCCTTCCTTGCAATTTGATCTAATTTTTCCATAACCTCTGGTGTAAAGTATTCCTCAGGATCTTTCAAGATTGCTTTGGCATAAACCTTCTTACCATTCATCTCATAACGACCTGCAACATTTTTCCAGAGACCTCCCAGTTCACCCAGTTCAAGAAGACCAAAATATCGATCAAGACCACGCTCATCGTAATAGAGACGTATGGTAACATCTTTGTTCTCCTTACTTAAACGCGACTTAGCAGTCTTTGCTTTGATAAGATTTCCGACAACTGCCGTTCCATCTTTTTCTTTCTTCTTGCTAAGATGGATAATCGTAGACGCAGCATATTTGAGACCACTACCTCCACCCATTTCTTTTGTAGGCACGTATGCACCGATAACATCGTAGGTATGATTGGTAACGATCATTGGAATGTTAGCTTGCCCTAGTTTCAGTGTCAACATTCTGAATGCACCTTTGATGAGTTGGGATTTAGTCATATCCCTAACTTGTTTGTCATTCAGTGCGTCGTTGATCTCCTTCTCTGTGGAAAGCATCCCCAAAGAGTCTAGCACAAACATACATGGTTTGCGTTCTTCTTCGGGTTTTTTTAAATATATATCAACTGCTTTCAGTGCAGATTGCCTAAACTGCTCAACAGTAACAACTTGCAAATGAATAAATCGATCTGTATCTATCCCACGACTTGTGAGTAGAGACTTGTTAATAGCGGCCTCAGTGTCAAAATATAAACAATACCCATCGGGATTAGAGTCAAGATAATTTTTGACGACAGCGAGAGAGAAGAAAGTTTTGCCAGTAGAAGACTCGCCAGCAATGGCAGTAATCTTATTCCCAGATACACCACCAAATATACTACCTGAACAAAGCCCGTTAAAGATGTACGAACCCGTGTCCACGTAATTTTCTGTGTCGTCGATGTCTGATCCAAGTTGGGTAAACTCATTACCTATTTCTTTTACAATTTCTTTAAGAAAGTCCATTTTTTGTCCACCAAGTTATGTGAATATACCGGTTCCCGGCAACTTTGTCAACTCCATGTAGGAGTTTTGCACCCTCAAAAATAACGGATAGTCCAGTCTTTGGAGGTATGCGATTATTTTCTATGATGGAGTGACCTCCATCAAAATCATCATTCAAATTGCAGATAGAAACCCATGGCGTAACAATTGGTTCATCCCAATGCATATCCATATCATATCCATTGGGATAGTATATAATTTGGTCATATGCAAACTTCAAACCCATGTATTTTTCCATTCTTTTTATGTAGGATCTACGAATGGAATTTACTCTTATATGAAAGTGATGATACCAGGGAAGTATCCTATGAGAATTTAAAGCAAGAGTAAGGTATGGTGCGTGAGAATGTTCTCCAATATAATGTTTATGAAAGTAATCAATGAGAAACTGACAATCTTTTTTCTTTATAGAGTTCTCATCATAATAAATTGATTTCATTACAATACAAAACCAAACTGTTCCCTCGCAATTTTTTTATATGGACCGTGCGGATGATCGTCCATAATTTGCTGAATGATTTTTAATTTATCATGCAATTTGTCTCGATACTCTCTCTTGGATGGCACTATGTGCTCACAACATAGAGCATCAATAATTTCATCAAGTTCCTTCTTGTCGATTGGAAGATCCATCAGTTCCACCTAAGTGTATTGAGATATTCTAGCACATCTTTCCTAACATCCATCAATTCATGGTAACACTTTTGATTGTGGGCACACTGCCTAAGTGAAGAATCTGGTTTATGCACAGATTCAATAAAAATGTCAAGACCACGATTCCATTTTTCCCTTTTACCTTCACAGTCTTCAATACTATTCTGATCCTTCATGAAAAGAATGCCTCCAAGTTAGCGGTTTTTTCAACAGACCATCCAATAGAATCTAGGATGATCTTTAATGGTTCTAAGAATGCTTTACTGAATTGAAGATCGTAATCTATGTACTGATTGAGATCCAATTCTTTTGGCCATTCATTTATAAATGAAAGCACATTTTCATGAATAGGATTTGGTTTTTTTAAATACAAAAACTTAATCTTTTCTCCATTCTTAATCAGAGAATATTTATTAGTCAGTTTATTTTGCTTGATATAGAAGTTGAATAGCAATGCGCCACGACTATGAATAGGAGTCCCCTTTGAATATATCTCGGAAGATGATTTATATTTCTCAACATCAGATATAGAACGTGGAAAAGAAACGTCCTCAGGATTGAGACTCTTAAATTCAGTTCTACACTTATCAATGTAATCAATCACATCATTCTCACTGCCCGTCATCATAATTTTAAAGGCATCCTTCAACATCTTGCGGCAAGGTGCAGGTGTAGAAGACTTGACTGCCTCAATACCCATGACTTTGAGTTTAGGTTCAGCATACTGAACACCCTCACTGTTCCATACGTTGAGAATGTATCGCTTCTTCGCAGTCCAAATACCACGATCAGCGATGTTCTCACGCTTCATCACCATTTTTTGCTCATATGCCGCAACATAGTCTGCCAGTTCCTTGTAAGACTTTTCGATGAATGGTTCCAACTTATCTTGACAGATTTTGTCAAGTAACTCCACAACCTTAATCTTATCACTAGACTTACTACCAAGAAATTTAGTAACAAGAGGTCCGAGGTTAAGATAAATTGAGTCAGTGTCAGATGCAATAACGTAATCCTCTTCCTGTGTAGACAAGAGTTTATTTAGATAATCATTCATCTTGTTCTCAATCCATCGGATTGATGCTTGACCAGACAGAGTGATTGCCTCAGCGTTTTCCAACTTATAATATCGGAAATATTGGTTACCAATGGCACCATAAGCAGAGTTAAGTTGAATCTTACGTGCCATCTGGATGTTATTACATCTAGACACTTCCTTTTCTAAGTCTGATTTAAGATGCCACTCACCATCCGACAAGTTTTCTATCTTCTGACTAGCAGTTAGCATCCTCTTTTTATAGATTGTGCGTTCTTGATAGATCTTATCCATCAACTCAGGCAAGAATCCACGTTTGTCCTTACGATACATAGCACCATTTGCTGCTGTGGCATAACGACCATCAGCAATAAAGGAACCAGACAAAATCTTATCAACAGAACATCGTGGATGTGGTTCATCCATCAGAGTTTCTGGTGAGATATTGTATTGCATGATCAAATGCGGATACAGACTATTCAAGTCAAAAGAAACTACCCAATCATAACTACCAGGAATGGGTTCTTTGACATATGCACCAGCATACTTTTCATCTTTCTTAGCACCTACCTTGGGTGGAATGACAATGTTTTTCTTTTTAAGGTAATTGTAGATGATAGCATCCCACATTCTCACCTGATAAAACACATCAGTAAAGTTTACCTTAGCATCATATGCCATTGTGAGTGCCAACTCAATCAACTTCATCTTGTCTTCCAATCGGTCAACAAGTTCTACGTCTTTGATGTTGTACTCAACAAACTTTTGCCAGTTGCCAGTATAGAAATCCTTGAAAGTATCAAACTCAGAGTGATCTAACTTCTTCTGACCTAACTCAACATTCGCAATGTGATCTAGACGATATGATTCTTGTGCCTTATATGTAAATTTCTTATACAGATCAAGATAATCTAACTGAGTCACACCACCAATATCAATTGACAGGTGCTTTCTACCTTTGATATAGACTTCCTTCTCGGTCACTAGACCCCAAGGAGACAGTCTCTTCATACGTTTCTCGCCAAGCACCTTCCTGAGGCGTCCAGCGATGTATGGGATGTCAAACAGTTGAAGGTTCCATCCAGTGATGACCTCAGGTGGATTGTTTTCCCAATAACAGATAAACTTGTTAAGCAAATCAAGTTCATCAAGACACTGAACGTACTTTACGTTACGTTGTTTTACTAAGAATGGGTGAACTCCCCACGTAGTAATTTCCTTAGTTGTGTAATCTTGAATCGTAATCGTTTGTATCTCTTCACGACAGGACTCAATATCGGGGAATCCATACTCAGTAGTGGTCTCAATATCAAGCGTAGTAAGTTTAATCTTTGAGATATCAAACTCAATATGTTCCTGAGGATACTTATCAGAAATATATTGATAGATGTAACGCTCATTACCGTAGATATTAAATCCCTCAACTCCCTCATACTTTTTAAGGAAGTCACGACAATCTCTTACAAATCCAGGTTGAACAGGTTCTACTATTTTACCATCCAAAGTCTTATACTTGGATGTTGTCTTCTTGCTATCAACAAAGAGTGTGGGGAGATACTCTTCTCTTAAAGAAAAGCTCTCACCATTATCATAACCACGAACCAGAAACTGGTTCCCAACAAGTTGAACGTTAGTGTAGAATCTCATTAAGAAAGGACTTCTTTATATTTTTCAAGTAGTTGATTATTTGGTTCTGCCATCGTCAAAACTTTGTCAGAACTAATCATAAATTCACTCTGAATAGTATGCTCCATCAACCACGGAACAATACCAGTTGATTCTACCACATAGGGTTCAATCAATTTACAATCTGGTTCTCCTAATTCAGAACCCACCTCTTCAATCTGTGAGATCAGAATCTGATTTGTCAGAACTAGAAGTTTGATCATCTTTAATACCTTCTTTATACTTTTGAGTTACTTGTGGAATGGGATCGACCAGAGTTATAATCCAATCGGGGGCAACAGGGATCTCTTTCTGACTTGTCAGAGGAATCCATGGGGCGAAAACAATATCTAGGTCTCGGTGTTCATACAACGCCTGAGGATCTAGAAATCTTACTGTGGCAGGGTTCTTGAATGTGTATCCAATCACACGCTCACCCATTAGCATTTCACTAACGTCTGCGATGACATCCTCACCTGACTTCAATACTGCTAACTTGATCATAGGTCAATACGTCTCGAATACATTATAGCAAGAAAAAAGAGGGGCGTCAACTGGATTGTGCCAGTTGCCCCTCTGCGGCGACGATATTCAATAGTATTTAGAACCAGTCCTTTCTCTTGTGTGCTTCGGGAACTACCTTACCAAGTGTGATACTCAGCAACCCATCCTCAAAGCTAACTGATCTAACTTCCGTCTCGTCACTGAGGGACCATGATCTAGTGAAAGATCGTTGAGCCATTCCTCTATGGACATATATTTCTTCCGATTGACCATCGTCTCTTTGTCCTTCGACAAAGAGTTTTCCGTCTTGTGTGTAGACATGTACTTCTTCTTTTTTAAATCCTGCTAGTGCTAATTCAAGGAGCGACTCTGTGCTACTAACTTGAATTAAATTGTATGGCGGATAATTTGACTGTGTCTCTTGTAGAGTAAACAACTTGTCAAAGTATTGATCCATACCAATACTATGTTTATTTAGGCGTTCCATCAAAGCAGGAAGATCAGACGCACCATATTTGTAGGTATTAAGGTTACCCATAATTCTTAGCTCCTTTAAAAGCGAGTTTGTGTTTTGTGGACCCCGAAGGCATCCGTAGTATATAGTAGCACATCTTATAAAAAAGTAGGTGTGGAAAACTCTACCTTATAAATAGAAACAAGATTTGTGAATGTAAGTATATCCCAATCGCCGCAAGGCATACACACAGGGTACACACAACATACAGACAGACACAAATTACAATAACACAAAAGGAGTATCAAATGGGTTTTAATCCATATGAAATGCGTTGGGAAGTTTTCCAGAATGCAGAAACCCGTCTATTAAATAGACACGAAGCAGAAGTAAATCGCTGGCAATCATTGCAAGAAAAAGGAGAAGAAACAGGTCCCTATCCAACATTTCCAACTGAGGTAGAAATAAAACAAGTAGCAGACAATATGCTCTCTTTTGTAGAGAAGGCAGAGAGGAAATAATATGCTAGTACCTTGCATGAAACTCCAAAACATGTTTGGAGATAAGAAGACAGCAGAAAAAATTGCTACGTGGGCACTTAAAAACCCAGAAGAATTCTGGTTGCTCATCAATTCTGTATCAACTAATGACATAAAAAAAGAGGAACGGTAATAACCGAACCTCTTTATATGGTGTTCCGACTTTCGTAGAGACCGCACGAAAGGTCTCGGTTTATTTATAATGTATTTTCTAAATCACTTCTCATGATACGATCTAGAATATTAAAGTTGTAACTAATTATTGTCTTTCTTTGATTTTTGTTTGAAGGTGCTCTATGTATGATGTGACTTGGAAAAAATATAACGTCACCTTCCTCTGCTCTTACCTTATCAATGTTTCCAGTGAACGGATGCATGAACTCCGTGCGTGGAGAATTTTTCGGTAATTCCAAATAGTATACACCAGTGAATTGACCATCATGTATATGCCATCCATGGGAACTTCCTTCAACATATTGTTGAAACCAAATTGCATCCAAAGATCTTATACGAGAAACTCCGATGTTAGCACATAGTTCTCTTATACTTTTTTCAAAGTGAGGTAAAAAATATTGCACCCATGGTCGCTCAAAATCACCACCCTGTGGCCAATCAAACTTTGATATATTATCAATGAAAGAATTTTGAGCAAGAAAAGGTTGGTCCTCAATATAGTTGAGGATAACCTTTTTTACTTCTTTGTGATCTTTTACTCTGGTTTTATATACACAATCTTTTAAGATTTGCCTCTTCATTCCTGAGTCTTCTTTTTACCAATATTGTATTTGGTCTCCAAGGTCCACTCATTTTTTTCTTTGAATGAAAGCACCTTGATCTGATTCAAAGGAGCAATCTCAGTGATAGTCTCGGCGTTGACTACCTCAATGAGACCCCAATCAGAAAGAAGTTGAGTAATACGATTCCTACGCTGAACGTCGTTAGGAGTAAGATTAGCGTGCTTTCCATCCAATGCAAACAGCTCTTTAAAGTGAACGATAAAATATCGTCCCTGCTTATGTAGGATGTGACATGACTGATATAGCTTTTTCTCTTTACGAGATGCAACACCAATACGTGTTAGCGTTTCTCTTACTTTAAGAAAATCATCAGGTTCTCTCAACCTAACTTCAATCATTTGGTCTTGTGACCACTGAACCTCAGGCTCTCTCACGGTACTCATCTCATTCCTCCAACATCAAGTCGTTGTTTAATGTAATCCAGTTGTTGTTTAGATAAAATTTTTAGTGCCTGAGATGCTTTCTCATTACTATAACCATAATACCGTTTGACAATATCAAGGTTTTCTACTTTATCTTTCTTTATCCAAGGAGAGAATCTCTTCCTTTTCCTCAGACTATTTAGATAAAATTTATATTGCATGTCTTTGGAGAGATGATGATTAAGATTCATCTCATTAGAGAACATGATACTGTCAACGTGACTAGACAAACAGCGATTAACGATATATGGAGGATAAGAGCCAATTGTTTCATTTGTGGCGATGTCCTCTTTATTATAATTTATAGAGTTCATCCAATCTTTTAGTTCCATATTTTCAATAATTCATCAAGATAAGTTCTTTACGTTCCTTTTGGTCCTTCATATACTCACCAACAGAACGCATGGTGTAAGTCAATTCAAATTCTGCTGCTTTCCAATTTTGGAATCTTTCTTTGATAAGTTGAGATGAGTTATAAGAAATGAGTTGAGGTGCATTATTAAATCGATCACAAATCGCAGCAAAACTATCGTGATTGAATGTATTATGCATGTTCCCCTTACGTCCATAAAGATTACTTCCAATTTCATATGGAGGATCTAGATAGGTGAAGATGTCATCTCTCTCGGGAAGAAGTTGTTCGTAAGATTTATTAGTAATCTTCCAGTTTCTAATTAGTTGTCCATAGAAGGGCAACTTCTCAATACCCCTTGTGGAGAAGTTGGAGTCAGATGCTTGGGGAGAAAAGGATGAGGACTCAGAGAGACCAGAAAAAGAGCACTTGTTGACAATATAGAAAGCGACAGCACGAGCCGTAAGGTCACACCCTCCGGGGTCTTTGCCGAGATAGTCTTTTGAATCCAAGAAAAGGGATTTAGCCGACACGGGGTCAGGGTGCCTTTGTTTAAGTTCTTGTAACTGTCTTTTAATTTCATTACTATTGTCTCTTAGTTGTTCCCAAAAATTAGTCAGTGGTTCGTACAGATCATTAACCCAAACATCTAAGTTGGGGTATCTTTGTGTGATATAAATTGCAACTGATCCACCACCAAGAAATGGTTCACGGTATTCATTGTACTTACTAAGATCTGGAAAGTATGGTGCAATTTTTTTACATGCACGAGACTTGCCGCCAGGATATCTAAGTGGTGTTTTAAGTGATGTCATCAGAGATAATTTGGTCCATCATAAGGTTCTGCACGGAGAAGAACTCCATCAACTTTATCCACCAAGTCTAGCATACTTCCATGCATGAGACGATATCCAGTGCCCACATACAGTTGTCCAAGAACCACAGATACCGTGGCAGTGCCCCAGAAAATGTAATACCACTTAGACTTTACTTGTGCTTTAATTTTAGTTTTCATTACAAATAAGTTGCTACGAATACAACACGCCTACCACTAGTAGGTTGATTTACAGAATGTTTCTTGAAGTCAAAAGTTATTATGTCATCTTCATGTGGTTTGTATGAATACATTGTACCATCATCCTCAAAAATGTCAATATTACCTCCATCAAATTCATTTAGATATACGATTAGATTTTTATGAAAAAAATCATCATGATCTAAATGTGGTGGAGATGGCAATCCATCATCATAGAACGTAGAATTAACAACCATTCTATAAATGAATGTAAATTTAATATTATTATGATTAAGAATTTGTTCTACAATTTTTACACCATGACCAATTAGTTTCTCAGAAAATACTTCTGGAAAATACCTATTAGCGTTAGGACCTTCTAGAATCTTATGTCCGTAGACATAGTTGGCACTATAACCACTTCCTGGATCTAGACCAATAGTGCTTGGATTGTAAAACCAATTAAACTCATGACTTAAAATATGATTTTTGAGTTGACAATATTCTTCGGTCTTTGGATTTTCCAGGATCTCGTATATCATTTGAATTCACACTCCACCATAATTTCAGTCAATGCTGCTATAAGATTAATCTCTTGATCAGCTACGAACGCAATTTGATACTGATACTTAGCAATAAGCAACACAGCAGCAGCAATGCTAGGACCTTCAAGGGACTCCACCAGAGCATCATAAACACGACGCAGTAATACGCTAGGATCGTTGTCCAAATTAGAAACGACCCACTTACGAACCTCCGTAAAGTTTTTCTCTTTAAGAACCTTGATAAGTTCATTGATGTTTACATCACTAAATTGTGCAAGAATTGCTGTATCAATATTGCCTCCGGTAGAATACCGTTGACACTCATTAAGAACACGTCTCCACTCAGGGAAGTGCTTATTGATCAGTTCTATCAGAACTTTTGGATCATATGCAATATTCTCTGTATCCAAGATTGTTTGCAATCTTTTGAAGAACTTGGCAGCGATTGCTGGTTTTTGTTTGTTTGTAATTCCGAACTCGACCACCGCGCATCGGGAGTGGAGAGGTTCGATAATTTTGTTCTTGTAATTACAGGTGAAGATGAATCGGCAGTTGCTATAAAATGCCTCAATATTCGCCCGTAAGAGGAGCTGTACGTCATGGGTAGTGTTGTCAGCTTCGTCAATAATGATGACTTTGTGCTTTGCGCCAATTGCTTGAAGTGAAACGGTCGAAGCAAAGTTCTTTGCTTGGTTCCGTACTGTGTCCAGAAATCGTCCCTCATCGGATCCGTTTATGATTATGTAGTCACACCCGAGTTGCTCACAGAGAGCTCGGGCAATAGTTGTCTTACCACAACCAGCAGGACCTGCTAGCAATAAGTTAGGAATTTCTCCCCCATCAACAAACTCTTGGAATGTTTTCTTGATGGAATCGGGGAGAATACAGTCATCAACTTCTTTGGGGCGATACTTCTCGACCCAAAGAAAATCACTTTTAGGACTCATAAGTTAGATCAGGTTCAAGAGCGATGTAATAAGTCAGGTTACGATCCTGACTGGTGAATTTTGCAAGACCAGACTTGGAGATAACGACTCCATAAGAACCAGGAATCACCTTGATGTTTTCAACCTTGAAGTTGAACTCAAAAGTTTCCGTAGTTTCACCAACTACAATCTCATAGGTATTAGAAGTATCATTCTTCTTGTCACGTGCCACCATCTTGACAACACCGTTGCCGCCAATAGCAGACAGATCAGGCACCTGATAGACACCAGCTGCTTTAAGCAGGCGATCTAGGTCTTGTGTACTGAGCACGAAACAAACATCCTCAGAGGGCAGTGTGAGAGACTTCTCGGGAGGTGTGATGATGACATTGGGATCAGCAAAGAAATACTTTGATCGTGACTTTCCTTCTCGGACCACAACATAACTCTCATTAGTAAAGTCAAGATCAGGAACAGTCTTGTGTAGTTGCATTCCGTTTAGGAACTGATTCAGATCATAGATACCAAAGTCTTTGGGGAACTCCTCGTCAATAGTTGCTTCTGCAAGAATGTTCTTCATCACACTGATAGTGCGAAGTGAATTGCCTTCCTTGAACAACAAAGACTGATTAATGTTACTGAAATTTTTAAGCAGTGAGAGAGTTGAATCAGAAAGTTTCATACGGTTGGGGGTTGTCATTACAGAGACCAGAGAAGTGGTATAGAAGGATGCAATAGTGAATTGCTTTTAGGATGTCCTGTTTGGACTTCCCATCTTTCTTACCGAAGCGAGAAAGATATTTGATTGCATTAGATCGACAGAAAGGTTCTGCATCACCAATACCTTCAATGAGGTCAAGAGTCTGAGTCTTAGACTCTTTTGAAGTATAGTGGGAACGGTAGGTCATTCCCAAGTAATCACGAACTTCTTTAAGGATTACATCTTCATTGTACTTCCATCTTTTGTTGTTGTTATTAGTTGTTGGGAGATCAGGAACTCCTACCTCATCTTGACAGAGATCAAAACTGATAGTGTCTTCACCATAATAAGAGGGATACACTTGACTAGCAGCTACCGGTCCATGTTCATCATAGTTGTATTCAAAGATGTTGGAAGCAGTGTCAGTGTCAGGGAGATCAAATTCATTAATTTTGTAGTTCATAGCATCATATAGTAGAGACCAAGAGTTTGTCATACAGATTCTACATCAAACTGTACGTCGATGTCAACCTTATCATAGAGATCCATGAAAGCTTGTTTAGTTTCATCATCAAAACGATTCAAACATACTTCGATTGATTTTGCTTTGTCTTCAAAGATAGCATAAGCATTGACAATGTGAACCAAGCGGCGTGTACTGATCAACTCATCGACACCACCATCATAGAATGTCTTACGGATGATGTCTGCCCAGTCACAGAGACGCTTACAGAAATCTGCATCACTACAAATCTTACCAAGAATTTTTTGTTCAGTGGCAGCAGTAGGATATTCCTGCTCAAAAGTTACAGGGAAACGTTCAAGGAATGCTTCGTTAAGAACATTAGTGCCAATAAAACGATCATCGTCAGAACCCTTACCTTTTGTGTTTGCAGTAGCAATTACATTGAATCCCTTTCTAGGAGAGATAAACCTACCAATCTTCTTCAAGAAGACACCTTTACCTTCTAGGATGGATTGCAAGCAAAGAATTTTATTAGATGCAAGGTCCACTTCATCCAAAAGCAGGATTGCGCCGCGTTCCAGGGCTTCAATAACTGGACCATTGTGCCATACTGTCTCGCCATTAATAAGGCGGAACCCACCAATAAGGTCGTCTTCATCGGTTTCTACTGTGATATTGACACGGATAAGTTCTCTGCCCAACGCTGCACACGCTTGCTCAACTCCGAACGTTTTACCGTTACCAGAAAGACCCGTGATGAACGTTGGATAAAACAGATTGGACTTAATAATCTTTTTAATATCAGCGAAGTTACCAAAGCTGACGAAGGTATCATCTTTTGAAGGAATAAGGTTTTGCTCCACAGCAGGAATTGCAGGAGGTGCTTGATAAGTTTTCTCTAATTTTTGTTGCAAAGTCAGATTCCACTTACCACGTCCTACTTTATATTGATCAAGACGCTTGGTGATTGTTTGATATGAGATATCATTCGATGCACAATATCCTCTAACATCAGCAGCAACAATCTCATCACCATATAAATCTTTCAGATTGTCAAGAATGTGTTCTGTTGATTGGGACATTAGTTCGTTTCGTTTACTCCGTAATTATAACGGAGGATGGGTTGCTGTGGGAGGGTGGGTAGTTAGGTTTCCGAAGTGTCACAGTGGGTTTTTCCTCAAACGGTCTTATGTACTCATGATGAACCGTTTTACCAGCATTAAATTTTCCAATCATAAATTCATACCCAACTGTGGGATCACACTCCCCACAAGTAAAGATATCACATACTGCCATTTCTTTTTCAGGCCAAGTGTGAATACTAATATGACTTTCTGCCAGTAGAGTTACCGCTGTTACTCCCTGAGGAGTGAATTGATGTGATACTGTATTTAACCAAGTAGCACCACATTGCACTGAGGTCTGATACAGAACGTTCTCAATGTATATCCTATCATTAAGAAGGTTCTTGTCACAATCATAAAGAGTGAATAGAATATGTTTCATTGATTAGACCCAATCTGGTTTTCTATTTGGTAAGCGAAGGTAGTTATCCTTTACCCACGGTTTAGATGCAATATACATCTTGTAAGCAGTAAATATATCGATGCTCGTATCATATTTAAACTCATCGGGTCCTGCAAAAACAAAGGGTGTTGTGCCCTTCCCACTGCGACCTTGTAGATCTGCTGTGGGAAGTATCTCTTTTGCTGCTAGAAGGGTCTTCTGACACGTGTGTGCCTTACCATAGCGAGCAGTGTACTCATCACACATAGCAAGTCCATGAGCAAGTAACCATTGCCAGTTGGTCACAAACTCATTCGCCCACTTGGTGCATGGGTGGTTACGAAAAGCACCCTTCTCAGTAGCATAGGGAGTACCGTCTGCTCTGGGAAGAGTGCCAAACCCATGACCCCATTTGTCAGAGCATACAATAGCAAGCATCTGACAAGTTTCTAGGGGCATCTTGACAATATGCTTGTCAGGTAGAACCCTAGCAGAATGCCAGGGACTAGGATCAGTCACAAAAATATTCACGCAACTAACTCCACGAACTCCGAAAGAATTTTACGATTGAACTTGGATTTTGTCAAGGACTTCTTGAAGGCAGCACGGATAGCCCCCTTGCTCGCACCCTCAGCAACGTCAAAATCAACAGTGTTATGCATGTTGGATTGATTCATCACAAACATCTTAGCGTAAGCAGGAACATCAACAGCAGCAGATTTTTGTTTTACGAACGTTTTGACATATTTTGAAATAAGATTTGGATCTTCAACTTTTCTTTTCAGAAACTTAGTAAACTCAGTAGTGCTAGACGGTCTGATACCAATAATATTTACATCAGGATTTCTATCAGTAAAGTTTTTAATCAAATCATCTACACTATCCCACTTTTCTAGTTTGTAAGTTGTCCGAAGAACAGGATCACGAAGATAAACATTGTCATTAAAATTAAGTGAGGATGGAACGATTACTTCCTCTCCCTGATAAGTGGTACGCATTCTTCCAAAGGTAAGGAACTGAGATTCTCCATCAGTCAGAATAACAGTATGAACTTTTTGAAGTCTCTTCTGAGATTTAAACTCAGGAATAATATTATGAAGACACAAAATGACTTCATTAAGAGGAGTACCACTCAAACCAAATCCCATGGGAACGTGAATTCGTTGATATCCTACGGATAGATTCCAAAAATTAAGACACTGTTTCTCAAATTCCATGGCATTACAATCACTATTCATGAATTCAAGTAGACGGAAACTCTTTTCAATCCACAATTCATTTGGTTTAGGGTCATCAAGCAAACTACTGCGATGTCCTTCATCCTCAACATCTTCATGCCAACAGTTTGTAAATGCATAGACTCGGAAAGGAATATTAACCTTACGACAGAACCAAGCAAGATTGAACAATTGCTTTGCAGTGTCTTCAAGACATCCTCCCATAGATCCTGACCAATCAAGAATGAAAACCAATCCATGATTTTTTCCATCAGGAATAGTAGTTACTTTCTTGAATAAATCTTCATTGAATTTATAGGTATGAAGTTTACTACAATCCAATACACCAGTTCTACTGATTGAAGCACGTGAGTAAGAGTCTGCTGACTTGCGACACTCAAACTCTTTGACCATATAATTTACTTCTTTCTGAACAGACTTCTTATATTTTGCATACGCTTCTTTGAGATATATCATTGGGTTGCAACGATCATCAATATCACGATACATAATATCCCAAAACAAACTCAATTTATTATCAATCTCTTTGTTAGGAATGACTGCCTTTTCAATGGGAATATCAGGAATCTGAACATAGCGAGATTCTCTACCACCAAAACTAGCCAGGTTCCTGATTGCTCCACTTTCAGACTCAGCAGTATTTACAGAAGGCTCAGTAGAATCCTGGCGAATATCAGAATTGCCACTATCCATATCGTCTTCATCAGAATCATCCCAATTATCAATAGGATCGGACTCAGAGTCATCACTGCTATCACTCCTATCGTCCACATCAGTGCTGTTCCCCATCTCCGATCCCGAAGTAATTTCCTCACTCTCCGAGACATCTTCCTTCTTTGGTTGTTGAGTTTTTTCTTTGTCGAATAAGTAGAGAAGTTTAGCGGCAGTGATGACATCTTCCCAAGTTTCAGAGTTTTGAATGGATTGAACGATTGGTTGCTCTTCAAGAGAGAACTTGATACCGAGGAAAGGACCAACCTTGAAGTGTAGATTTACACGGTCTGCAAGAGACAACTTGGTAAAATCTTCTCCCTCAGTAGAGAAGAAGTCCATATCATGAAACTCTTGATATCCTTTGTAGAAAGTTTTAGAAAGACCTGCAAACCTACGTTTGATAAGTTTTTCAATACGAACATCCTCCACTACATTAACAAACGCATGTGGAACATCCCTAGGAGGGTCTACATTAGGAGTATAGAGGGCATGTCCAACCTCATGAGCAACTAGAAGATCAAAGATCTCTTCGCTTGCACGCTCCCATACAGGGAGAGTAAGAACACGGGTATCAACATTGAACTGAGCTGTCTGGACATGCTTGTGTTCGACAATCAGATTCTCTTGTGCCAGGAGTTTGGCAACCGTACCCTTGACTTCTAGGTTGACAGACATGCAGTTCTCTCAGGTATGTACCCATAATACGACGAAACCTCCCGCTTGGGGAGGTTGGTGTACCGCTTCTTAAAGTGGCTTAGTGCTTCACGCCTTGCCCTCATTGCTTGTGGTTTGAGTTTTCTCTTCTGCTGTTTTTTGCTGTGATGTTGCCAGTTTGGAGTATGCATTGAGATACCTATCAGATGCAGGGTCAGTGATTAACGTCATACCATTTTGTTTGAATTCTTTGGAGATGTCAACTGGACGGCGAATCTGTTCTCTCATGGTGCTTTGCGGGAAAAACCTTTGACTTTCTCAAATCTTAGCACGTTTTCAAACTTATCAAACAAAGATTCCTTATGGGATATGATGAAGACATTAGCACCCTTAATGACGTACCGGATGATCTTCAAAAACTCTTCGGTTCCAAGACCGTCAAGAGAACTGTCAAACACTTCATCCATAATCAGGAGGTTTGTGCTAATAGAATTTTTAAATGCAGCAACTTCACGCCAGGTAAAGAGTAATGCTAAGTCAATTCTCATTTTTTCTCCTTCACTAAAAGAGGCGTATGAGAAATTGTCATGTATTGGTGATTGGACTGTCTCATTAAATTCTTCATCAAGAGTAAAGTTGATAAAGAAATCCATCATTTGAAGATAGCGATTAACTTGTTTGTTAATTAGAGGGAGATACTGTTTGATTATTTTAGTTTTAACTCCCCCATCCTTCAATAAGGAGTAAGCAAAATCGTGATTCTTTATTGATTCAGTTTTAGTTGCTAGATCTTCATACGTCCCCTGTAAAGTTTCATTAAACTCATTTAACTTTTCGTGCTCAGAATTTCTGTTCGCCAATTGATCGGTAATTCTTTGAATTTCCGATTCCAAGTCTCGGCACTGACGTTGTAATCCTGAAACCCGAATAGTGTTTTTAGAAACTTCATTGTTTAGGGTAGATACCTCCTGAGAGAGTTTGTTGTATTGAGATTCTTTAAGATTTTCATTATTAATTTTTGAGTCTAAATCACTCAAACCACCATCCAATTCTTCTATTGAAGAATTAAGATTCTCAATTCTATTTAATCTAAACTCTTCCTCAATATCCTGAGTACATGTGGGGCATACCGTATTTTTTTCAAAGAATGAAATTTCTCTGTTGGTATTTTCTTTCTTATTGTTAATTTTTACACGAAGATTATTGAGTTTATTCTTTGTAGTTGGTTCCCATTTGATGTTAACTCTTTCTATATCGTCAATCTCTTCAACCAATTTTGTGTTGTCACAAAGATATAAATTTGCTTCTGATGCAATTATTTTTATTTGATCTTTCTTTTCTGCGATATCATTTTTACTAGACCTCTCAATTTGCTCAATAAATTCTCTTTGCATTTTTAGTTTATCTTTAACAGAATCTCTCTTCAATTCAAGAGTTCTAACATCATCTCTAATAGCTCTAATCTTATCTTTGATCAAACTATTCATAGAAGAAAAGATTTTAATGTCTAGCAAATCTTCAATAACTTCTCTACGATGTGCTGAGGGAAGTTGCATAAAAGGAACAAAAGTAGAACTACCCAGAATCACAATCTGTGTGAAAGACTTAAAATTTAATTTAAGAATATTTTGTTCTAGTTTTTTCTGCTGATCGTTTGCTGATGCATCTTGATCTTGTACTTCACCATCAACCCACACTTCAAACTTTGCAGGTTTCAACCCACGTACAATTTTATATTCTTTACCTTTGATACTAAATTCTACTTCAACAACACAATCCTTTTCATTGACAGTATTGATAAGTTGTGGTTTATTAATTTTACGAAATGGTTTATTGAATAGGGAAAATGTCAACGCATCAAGAATTGTTGACTTACCAGAACCATTAGTTCCGATAATCATAGTATTTTTATTCTCATTCAATTGAACTTCTGTCCATTGATTACCTGTGGATAGAAAGTTCTTCCATCTAATAGTCTTAAACGTTATCATGAAATGGAGTTTGTGGCGGGATTACAATGTCATTCTTGCCAATGATTGCATAGCGAGTAGAAGAAAATTCACAAGCCTTTACCATCATATCTGGGTCTATTTCTACAACTTTCATTGATGGGGAATCTTCCACCTCCAACATCATAGCATACCTTGTGGCGTCATCCTCCTCATCAAAGAGATATATGACGCGATCTCCATCTTCATTTGCTACGGAGTACGCGCCTTCATCTTCTTTTCCATAGACGGTGAGGACAAACACTACACTACCTCACATGCTTCTTGATAGATGTTTTTGATAATTTTTTTGACTGCTACTTTATCTATATCAGTCTCAGACTCATCAAGGTATCTACTAAGAATAGAAAGAGTATCTTCTGATTGCTCAATATTAAAGTCTTCACTTTCATTAAAGGCAAAGTTTTCAACAACCTTCAAATCAAAGACACCAGAGTCCATGAGTTTGTCAATATATTTTTCAAACTCTTTTGGTTTTGTCTTTTTGCGTACAATAAGTTTTACAATCTTATCTTTATACTCACTAGAATCTAGCAGAGCTGCTGGATTGTCATCATAGTATAGTCGATAAAACATCTTGAATGGATTATCTACTGGGGTATGCTCTTTGGTTTTAGTATCAAAGAGGTGGAATCCACGAACATCTTCTAGATCATTCCAGTAAATCTCATATGGATTCCCAAGATAGTGAATATTATCCTCTTCACTTCTATGGTGATAATGCCCTGAGTAAACCTTCTCAAATTTATTATATGGATGTCTATCATGACCATGCTCCATCAAGTGCATCTTATTGGCATAGAATCCTTGGAGTTCAAGGTGACCCATTACAATAGGACACTTTGATTTTTTAAGTGATGAGTATGTTGACTCTTGATTCTCAGAATTAATCCAAGGAACAAAAGCTATTTTAAGACCTTCAATATTAATCTCTCTATATTCTGATACGACTTCAACATTATCATACTCGCGAAGAAGAAGATCTACCGCATTGATACTATTAGTATTTTTATAATAGGCAGTATGATTTCCAACGATTGTATATACTTTGATACCCATATCTCTGAGACGATCGTAGTAATTATCCTTGGCCCATGCTAAGGCAGAATAATTGATACCCGTTCGATTATCAAACGTGTCTCCCATATCAATTACAATTTTGATATTCTCTTCAACTAACTTTGGAAAGAATATCTCGTTATAAAATTTTAAAAAGTAATCGTGAAAAAGTTTTGAATTCTTACGGGCACCGAAGTGCTGATCAGTGATAATAGCAACAGTCACGAACGAAGTTTAATGTGTACGTTATCCTTGATGCTATTATAGTTGGAATAGTTGTTTCCGTCAAGGGTGTTGTTATCGACAAACACCTCGTCAAACCCAGAGCGTTCAAGAATCTTGTTCTTGATCTCCATCTGTTTTTTCTCTCTTTGAATCCGTCTCAGAAAAGCGTAGTGAATAATCTGAGTAAAGTATGCAAAAGGATTCTGTGACTTTTCTGGATTAAAATTATTAATATATTGAATACAATTTTCAATACCGTCACAAACCATGTCATCTTTGAACATGTAGTTGACGAAGTTTGGTTTGTATGATAGATGAGTTGCAATCTTTAAGAAACACTCACCAATGTAATTTGGAATACGTGGTTTGGGTTGACCTTTATTTTCTGCTATAACAATCTGATCTTTATAATCAATAATTGCTGCAAGAAACTCTTTATTATTAACGTAGTGCTCAGATCTTTTACGTGTCTTGGGCATATTAGTTATAAGCATGGTTCATACCATAACAATTAATAATATTATAGCATACTTTCAGGGCTTGACAAGACTCTGAAATATGTGTAGAATACCTTTGTTAGGGTTGAAGAGAACTCATAGCTTATAGAGTTTTTCTAGTACCTCTTTGGCATCTATCACACTAGATATATAGCCCATTTCTCTGTTTAGAGACTCTCTGCTGCTAGATGGATCAAAGACACTATCTCTAACATATTGTAGGTAAACATTAATAACTTCTAGATTATCACTTTCACTAATTGTAAGAACCCTGTCAAGATTAATTACGAACATATCATCAGAAGATGTTTTTAACCATGGTTCTACTTTGTATCCAACAGTTCCCCATTTTTTTAATTTAACTTCTTCAAGTGTAACTGGATTCGATAACACCAATAGAGTTCTATCATCTTCTTCGCAGACGGAAACCTTAGAGAAGATCTCTTCTCCTGAAATTAATTTTACTGATGCAAAAAAGTCGTCTTCCATAATTATTTTAAGTTAACTGTGATAATTTCATAATTAAAATTCTCTTCGTTATAAATTTTAATTCTTTCAATTAGATGATTCAAGGTATAATTTTTTTGTGATTTGTAAGTGCAGTCATCAGCGATATCAAAAAGAACTGCTTTTACTTTGTTATTCCCCTTTCTAAGAACTCGTCCAATGCTTTGTAAGTTTCTGATCCTAGACTTACTTGGAGAGGCGAAGATAACATTATGGAGATTTTTAATGTTGATACCAGTAGAAAAAGTTCCATAGGATGCAACGATGATAGCGTTGTTTTCTTGTTCTGTAATTTCCCTAACTAGTTCACGCTCAGAGGCATTTACACCGCCATGGACAAAGAATACCTTTCTGTTTTCACTTGTTTTTTTATTATTTATTTTATCGTAAAGGACTGCTCCGTGAGATTCAACTCTTGAATATAAGATAAGAGTATTTCCCTTTAAATCCAAAGCAAGATTAGTAACGAAGTTATTTCTTTGTTCATGTGTAATAATATATTGTACTTCATCTTCAAACGTTTCAAACTTTTGTGGAGGATGTTTTAGAAGAACACAATTGATATCTAATTTAGAAAGATAACCTTTCTCCATTAATTCTTCTGTTCTGATGATCTTATATGAAGGTCCAAACAACCCCTCTAACACCCACTTGTGCGTCTGTGTGCCATCAAGTGTTCCAGTGAATCCAAATCTATGTTTGGCAGTATGCATCTTGGTCATGATCTGAACCAATGATTTTGATTTGAATAAGTGTGCTTCATCACCGATTACAACTTCAAATCGTTCAAACCATTTGCGGTCTAATTTATAAATAGATTGCCACGTGGTAATTACAATTGGCCGATCATCCGTCTTTTCGCGCCCAGAGTAGATGCGGTGACAATAAGTCTCTGCCTCCCACCCATACTCCTCAAAGTCCTTATACATCTGCTCTACCAGACTGGTCGTGGGAACAACTACCAGAATATTTTTCCCATGCTCAACGTAATATCTTGCTAATGAATAAATCATCAGAGATTTGCCTGACGCAGTGGGAGATATCAATAGTCTTCGGTTGTGTCTTAGAGCATCGTATACTCCCTCGACTTGGTGTGGTCGTGGCTCGTAAACCGCAATCGACTTGATATAATCCTTTACACCTTCATATGAGATATCCTCATTTACTTCAAAGGGTGTTCCAAAAAATTTATTATCTACAAACTTATAATCATAATCGTATCGCTTACAAAACGATATTAGTTTGTCTAACAGACCAACATAGATTTCACCTGTTGCCGTAGAGAATAGGCGAATCTTTCCATCCCAGTATTTGTTTCTATACTGAGGCATAAACTTTGCACCAGGAACTTCAAACGTAAACTCCTCTGAAAGTTCCTGATAGACGTGCGGTTCTGCACTTACTCTAAGATATACTTCGTTCTTCTTTTCAATACTAAGTTCAACCATAACCAGCGATGAATTTTTGCCATTCAATCGCATTCTTAATTTGGTAAGTTCTATTGTTTATCTGTTTAAGAATGCTCTCAATATAATTTAGTTGAGTTTCATAGTAGTCAATTTTGAGACTAATCTGACTTAATTTCTCGTCAGCATCCATATATTTTTGCATCGTATCCTTGTCACGTATCTTTTTTGGAAAAGGATTCTCTACATAGACCTCAGGGTCTGACTTTCCAGAAAAGTATTCATACCGTTCGTGACGAATATTTTTTCTCTGTTGCTCTGCCTTCTTCATCAGTAACAGAGTGTTGTTAAACAACTCATGATACTTCGCATGAAGAGAAGGAATTTTCAAAGATTCATCATGTAAGTTATCTTTATCAAGTTGTGAGTCTTTCTCCCACATGCATTGTATAGTTTCTAGATTCATAAAGGATTGCCAGCTAAGTCAGTGATATTATAGACAGTATACTTGAAAGTGACCTCTGCTGTAAAGTAGTCAACGTCAGTCGGGGTAGCATCAAAGTCAATAGTTGTCAAGGATGTCGGGAACATTCCACTAAACTTAACTAAGAATTGAGGATTCAATGTGCTGTTGAGAACTTCTAACGTTGCATCAGAGTATAAAAGTTCTTCTCCACTAAACTCTCCTTTATATAATCCTCTTGATTTTGCTTGCTCATTATAAATTTCTTGAAGACTCTCTGGAAATCCAAGACCTCTCATCCAGTTTTGAATCTGCATATAATTTTTTAGATCTTCATCAATCAAAAATCTAAGAGTAAAATCAGAGAAACTTAATTTATCTCCTGGTCTGGGAATATCATTTAGATAATTGGGTTGCACAGCAACACCCAGATCAATACCTGGAATTTGTGCAGAGTTGGAAAAGAAACTTACCTTTGGACAACGTTGGATTGTAAAATTAAATCCAGTTGGTGATAAGTAGTTTCTATTCTCAATCTGTTTATCATAGATGGAACGTGCCATTAATCTCTTTGTCTCCAATCATCTGTTTTTTCGTGTGTAAACCAATCTGCTATATCATCAGCAGATGTAAACCCCGTTTTGTGATTGGATGGGTCGGGATCTCCTAGTCCCATCCTATTTAAAAAATCGTCTGTACTACCCTCTTCGATACTTTGGGATGCTTGGCGTCTTGCCATTTTTAACATCTCATTGGCAGTTGTATTTGCTTTTGCTAGTTTGTTTGCCCAAATCATATCATCCAAACTAACATCTTCATCGTTAACAATTTTTTCACAGATTGATTCTAGCCGAAGGCGATAAGCAGTCGATAGCATATCATTTATTCATACAACTTATTTAGACAAAAAAAGGGGGTCCGAAGACCCCCTCTGCACTTCCTTCACACAGAAGTATATATCACATCAGGTTCGTGACCTTGACGCGACGATAGTAGCGGTTAGCAGAAGGATTAAGGTTACCGAGACCCTGGTTAGTTCCCTCAGCGAAGGGGTTAGCAACGAGACCATAACGGGTCTTGAAGCCAATCTTGGGCTGGAAGGAGTTCTCACCAACGGCGCGAACCATTTGGAGAGGAACGTAAGGACAGTAGAACAGACCAGCGTCATAAGGGGAAGTACCCTTGTAACCTACGACGTAATACTGGTTAGCAGCAACGTTAGCAGCATAAGGGTCAATGTAGACTCTGTACTTGCCATTGATGGTGCCAGCAAAGGTGTTGCCGGTGTCATCAACGTTGAGGTTTGCGTTGAGCGCAGGGGTGTAATCAAGCACACCAGCCATGGTCAGAGCAGACGCAACGTCGGCACTGGTCATGATGATGTTGCCCTTTCCGCGACGAGTTCTTTGTGCGATTGCGTTAGCATCACGCTCGATTTGGAAGAGAAGACCCTTGAACTTCTCAACAGACCAACGACCATTGGAGTCAACATCAAGGTTGAACTCACCAGCGGTAGCGGTGTTGACGGTTGCACCCACTTCTGCGACCTTGTAGATCGAGCGGATGACTTCACGGTTGATCTCAGCAAGAATCTCTGTGGAGAGAATGTTGGCGAGTTCAGCCTCGGCGTTAAGACCATGAATTGCTTTAAGGTCTTGTGCCAGTTCCAAGGAATACTCTGCTTTCAGAGCACGTGACTTGGCGGTTACGGTGACTTTCTCGATCGAGAATGCCATTTCGTTGAAAGCCTCAGAACCAGCCTTGGTGTTGAGTGCTTCTGCATCGGCGGTGCCCATGCCCTGACCAACGTTGTAACCAGCGGAAGAACCAGCGGATACGGGGTTGAGAGCAGAAGGGTTGGTGCCAGACTGTGAAGTAGTACCGAAACCGGCGGCTACATCAGAGAAGTAGTCTGCATTGCCGAAGCCATGATTCTGACCGGAGAATGCGGTGTCAGGCTCGTTGAAGAATGCCTCAGCACCATCCATGCCTGGGGTGCCAGGAGCGGCATAGCGGGAGCGCATTGCGAAGATTAGTCCAGTAGGACCGTTCATCGGTTGAACGCCAGCAAGGTCATATGCGACCAAGTTAGGCATTGCGCGTCTGATTAAGGAGATCAGAACGGGATCGAAACCAGCAACAGGACCAGCGGCGGTAGCGTCTGCGCTAAAACCGGCAGCAGAGGTGCTGCTGTTGGTGTTAATTGATGGGGTCTCCATCAGGGACTGGCCCGAGGAGAATGCTGCTTCCTCTTTGAGGAATTTTTCTTGGTTTTCGAGTAGAACTGCGGTTACAGATCTTCTGTGACTGTCGGTGATACCACCGTCATGGTCAAGAAGGGGCTTCCACTTTTCTACCAGATGCTCAGATTGGAACATTGGATTTACCTAAAAGTTAAAAGTTTTAATTAATGTTAAATTCACTTAGTATTCATCTTGCTGAGAATATCCAAGTAAGAGGTCATACCACCAGCACTAGGTGCATCAGTGGCGTCTACACCCTCAGAAATTGTATCAGCGGATGATTGAGGTACTGCCTTAGTTTCAGAGAAATAAGATTCTCTCAGGATGGTCAGTTTCTCTTTGAACGATTCTTCACTTTCAAACTCTATACCTTCGGCAAGCGAGGCAAGCTTTTCTTTCTGGGTCTGTGCAAGACCTTCGGATACATCGCCAAGGATACTGGTTGCAACAGACTCACCGAGTCTCTTGTTTAAACCAATGTTCTTTTCGATTTGCTCGTTGAGTTTAGTCTCCATGTCATCTAACTTGTCCGTCATTGCAGACAAGACATCATATTTTTCCTCAGGGATTGATACATAATGTTCTTCAAATAGTGACTTCATACCTTCCATGAAGGATTCAGTCATTTCAGTTTTAAGGCCACGTTCAACAGCCAGTTCATTCTCTTGGAGCCACTCATCAGCGACATATTCCAAGTATGAATCAACACGCTCTTGAAGTTCAACCTTCATTTCTTCGACTTCTTCGCCAAGTGCAACAGAATACTGTGCTTCTAATTGCTCTTTGATGTCAGAAATCTTGGATTTGAGTGCGGCTTCAAAGATGGTCTTTGCCTTCTCTCTGAATTCCTCGGAAAGTTCTTCACCACCGAGGAGAGCATTAACGTCTTCTTCAACGTCAATCTCTTCTACCACTTCTTCCTCAGCAACAACTTTATCAGAGACTTCTTGGTCCTCTTCAATAGTTGCTTCGGTATCGAGTTCTTCTTCTTCTTTTTTCATTGTAGGAGTAGAGTCTGCTTTACCAGCACCTTTGTTTACAACATCGGATACTTGCTTTAAGCTGCCACCGGGAGTTTTCAGCTTCGCTGAATCATCATCGGGTTTGTAGTTCTCGGGAGTTGGACCTCCGAGATCTTCCACAGAACCTAATTGAGTTCCAGGATCCGCCATTGTTGGCATAGAATCACCCGCTTTTGCGCCTGAATTAACAGCGGTGCGGGATTGCTGTGTCTTTACTTCCATTTCTTGTAGTGATTTTCCACGTGACATTTGTAGCTACTCCGTAATAAACCTGTATTGGTATTATCTTTATTTATTTATATTTAAATGTTTTGCAAGAACTGATTAAATAAATTTAATTTATTTTCATCGAGTTTTTTCTGATCAACTAAGGTGTTAATCGTTGCATACGTTTTTTGAGCATACTTCTCACGAAGAATACTACCATCCCATACCCAATCCTTTCCTTCCATAATACCTTCAACAAAAGCATCAGGAGCAGAAGGATCAGCAACGATGTCAGCAGCAGTTGCCAACATAAAATCATCACCAACAACGTTGACACCTTCACGTGTCATTTTCAAAGAACCAATACCACGGGAAGAAACACCGAGTTTGACACCTTCTTCTACCAGAGAAGCAGCAATCTTACCCATTGGGGTGTTGAGGATTTTTGCTTTTCCAATAAAGTTGGAACCGTTTTCTCTAAGAGATACAATCTTATGAGAGACTCTATCGAGATTTACGGTAGGACCTTCGGGGTGACCTAATTCACCAAGGGCTCTACCTTTGGCAACATGATTTTCATTATATCTGCCAACTTCACGGCGAAGTGTCTCCATGGGATACATACGACCATTACGGTTTTTGATGTTTCCTTGAAGGAATACACCTTCAATATACATGGATTTCTTGCCACCTCTCGATTCAACAAGAAACTCAACTGATTCAATCTCTTCTGTGATGAGTTTCATTAGGATCCGCCTCCGGCTGCTTGAATTTGAATAAAGTTAACAGTAGAACCAGTACCATCAGAGAAGATGCTGGCTTTTACAGAATTTCTAACCATACCACCATTAAATGTTGCAGTGCTAGCACCACCAACAGTAGATGCACTACTATCATGAGTGATAACAGCACGGGTAGAGAAGTATCCAGGTTGAGAGGAAGCGTTAACTAATACACTCTGAACTGGTTTATGCGAGAAATTTAAAGAGGAAGGAGTAAGTCCAGTAACAGAAACAGTGTCACCAACATTAAAAGCACAACCAGTCCCTTCTGGGAAATGAAGAATGGTTGATGTTCCGGTAGTGATGCCAATAACTGGTTGAGATTTAGGAGTAAGACTCAGAATCTCCGTTTCCTGTTTAGAAACGCTGTAATCATTTGCAGTCGCTGTTGGATCTGTTCCAATAGCTACTGTGACATTTTTAGTGCCGTTATTAGTGATTCTCAAAGAATCAGTTTTAACTGCCATCGCACTAGACTGTGACGATGCACCACTTGCACTTGCTAATGTAGTTCCACTATCTGCGATTGGATTGTGAGCCATTACTCCTCTTCCTCTGTTTCCGTTTCAATGTTGTCTTCACCTTCTTCGTTATCGAAGAGACCTGCCGATGCATTAGGTTTAAGATTTTCAACTCGTTCTGCTGCTTTTGCATACAGAAGTTCTTTTAATTTATCTGAAACCTCAGACGGAGATTCACCAGTCACCATAAGATCCATTAATTCTTCCATTGTTTAGTAATATACTAAGACTATAAGTTATTTATATTTCTCCACCTTCGGGTGCTTCGGTCTTCTTACCTTGCTTCTCTAAATCTGGTTCTTTGGGTGTTGTACCCAGTGCCGGACTACTAGAAACAGCGCCTTCTTGTGGTTGTTGACCAGGTTCAAAACCATCAACGGCCATTGCTGCCTCTAATGGGTCAACAATAATACCGTCTTTGATTTCCTGATCGATCTTTGCATCCTCTTCGAGAATGTCAGCATCAGTTTGACGAATGATCTTACGTCGCACATAATCTTGTGAATAGTATTTGCCAACATAAGGTTCTGCCAAAGTTGCCAAATTAATTCTATTCTCCATGAGTTCTGCTTCTTTGAGTTCAGAGAAGTGGTTATCATAGAGGAAATCAAATTGAATGTGCTCACTCATCACTTCCCAATCTTCGGGAGTGACAACGTTTTTAAGCAACAGTTGAGTTTTCAACATGTCCAAGAACATTGCTGAGAATCTCTTTCTCAAACGACCAACAAACTTACTAAATTTGAGTTCGTCTCTTAAAATTTCAGAAGAACGACCAAGGTTAAATCCACCATCACCTTCGATACGAGAGATGGGAACGTTAAGTGCTTTATAAAGTTTCTTCTTAAAATATTCAATGTCAGTAATTTCTCCTAGGTTTTGTCCACCGGGAAGAGTTGTGATCTCAGTACCACGACCACCTTCACGACGAGGTAACCAGAAGTCCTCCATCATTGACATCATCTTTTTATCATCACGAATCTCACCAGTGTTAGCATTGTACACTAACTTGTTACGATAACGTGACATCACATCACGCAGATACTGTTCTGCCTTTACCTTGGGAAGATTACCAACATCAATATAGAAAATACGACGCTCAGGTGCTCTTGATAAACGATAGATCACAAGAGAATCCTCAATCATTCTAAGTTGATTGAGAGCTTTGATTGACTTGTGGAGATATGATAGGGTTGATCCTTTATTTCTATCAACTAATCCTGAGGTGCAATAGGTGATAGAATCTTTTGAAAATTTTACACCCTTTTGATCACTAGATGCTCCCATGTTAGACATGGGTTGATTTAGTTTTGGTGTATAAACAAAGTATTCTTCCAATTCTGGAAATGCCATATCAACAGAAGCAAGTTCCTGCTTCCTGACACCTAGTTCTTTATTCTGTTGTTTTGCATGACGAACAAATTTCATCTTTGCCGCGTCAATATAACGAAGTTCTTTGATTCCTTCGTTTGGTGCCTTTAAGTCAATGACTTTATGGTAATATAATCTACCATCAATATACCAGTTACGATAAATCTCGTGAGATTTTTTATCAAAATCTAAAAGATCTTTAATATTTTTAAATTCTTGTCTAATAGTTTTCTTAATTCCGTCCGAAGCATTGAGGTTTGATAGTTCAATTTCAACGGGACTATCATTAAGGTCGCTTACAACAGCTTCGTTTACAATATCTTCAATCGCACTATCCACTTCTGGGTGGAGAGCCATCTCTCTATAACGACGAATTAAATCAATCTCAGTTTTAAATGTTCCTTCGATATCAACGTAAGAACCAAAAAATCCAGACGTGACATAGTGGTCATTCCCATCCTCCTGTGCGGGAGGAACGGGACTGACCACTGATTTAGATTCCTTTTCGGAATCTTCAATAGAAAAACCAAACAGTTTTGCCATTATAATATTCGTTGACTAGTATATAGTTATTTAGTTAAGTGCGCCAGGACCACCAGCAACTTCGAAGTATTGAACTTGGAATTCAACAGTGAACTCTTCAATCGTGTTCTCAGTGTCGTATCCAAGAGCGATCTCAGATACAGCAGTTGGGAAGATATCGTAGAAACGATATGATCTCAGAACGTTTGCTTTGGTGGTTTGGATTCTTCCCTGACCTGCATCAGGAACAGCAGTCGTGGTTTCAATCTGACCAGACGAACCTCTACCTAACTGATAAACATAAGCATCAGTCATGTAAGAGTTTGGATTAGAAGCGCCGGTATTATTCGACAACTTACTAATACCGTTCATCCACATTTCCATTGCGTGGCGAATCTTGAAGTCCTCATCATTGATGATGGTGAGGGTCCAAGGATCGAACGTTCTATCGCCAGCAACTTTCAGAGTGCGACCTCTGAAAGGAACATCGATAGATGCAACGTTAGATGCAGGAAGGTTTGCTGCCTTACACATAAAGGAAAGGTCTTTCAACATCTCACCATCTTTGGTGACATATGAGGGAAACTCGGGAATAGTTACCTCAAACAGATTAGGGCGTGCGCCGCCCCCTTTGAGAATAGACTTAAAATTAGATAGAGTCTTAATTTGCGGTGATTCAGCCATTTGTTATGCTCCTAGAAATCTTCGTTAAGTGAGGGATTTAAGATCAGACTCTACCAGCGACTTCCTCGAAGCTAACACCAGTTCTGGTGGCAACAAATGTGAGGGAGACGTAGTTGATAGACTTGGCGGGTTTCAGGAAGATGTCCGCTCTGAACTCGTTGTTGTCAATGATGTCAGGAGTGTTATTCGTTTCGTCACAAATAACGAGGAAGTCATAGATTCCTCTCTTCGCCTGAACGTCACGTAAGTAAGGTTCGACAATGTTTACGAAGTTTGCTCTCGTAATTTCATCGTTGAGTTCAAATAGTTGAGCTTTCGCAGCTCCCTCTAAGGCTTGCTCCACAGTGAGGAACAGACGCCTAACGTTGATTCTATCGAACGCGGAGGCATAACCAAGGGCAGTCTTATCACCAAAGAGAAGAATACCAATACCAGGTTGGAATGAAATCGGGTTCACACGTGCCTGATAAAGTTCGTCTCTCTGATTTTGATTAGGATTGAATGCCAGTTTAACAGCATTGTTTAGTACACCACGCTGTTGACCAGCAGGTGAGAACCAAGGGAATGCTCTAATATTAGTACGGGTCATGAGACCAGCAACGTCACCATTCGTTGGGATATAACGGAAGACGTTATTAAAGCGGTCATAAGTGTACTTATAACCAGAATCAATGATGCCGTAGGAGGAAGACTTAACTCCGTTAGCAAACTTCAAGATGTTTGAAGTTTGAGTGTCATCATCAATAACACCAACAATACCAGATCTGTGAGGAGAAACAACTGCAACGCAGTCTTGTCTTCCTTCGGCAATCGAGATGAGTCGGTTTGCCTTAGCTTGGGACTCTTCAACGCCGTTGATTGATGGACCCATGATCAGGTAATCAACTTCCAACTCTTCCTTATTCTTGAAGAGGTTGTATGAAGTGATTAGATCACCTAACGTTGCTTTGTGACCACCAGTTGCGCTGTAATCAACACCGCCACTGAATGCGTAACCAACGTTACCCAAAGCAGCGTAAGTAATGCCCTGAGCGTTCTGACCCCAGAGACCTTCGCCAGTCGAAAGAGGCGTGAAGTGTGTAGCGAAACCAGTTGCTCTGGGAACAGTGCCCCAGAAAGAATCTTCGTCTTGTGATGGGTTGTAACCAGCGTATGCATATCCAGAGAAATCAGCAAGGAAGTCCTTGTACCAGATTTTCTGAGGAGCATTTACAGAGGAAACAGTATCAAGTGCTTTGGACAGTGAAGAGAATTTCTCAACAATGTTGCCTTGAATACCAGTTACAGCACCGTCATCATCAACGATACAGATGTTCATGCCATCGTTGTAACCTTGACGCTCAGAAACGTAGTTGTTGGTTACAGGACGTGGTGCAATCGATTTCCAGAATACAGTTCCATTTTCGATTGGAAGTTGTTGCTGATCATACCAGTCAACTGCTGTGACTGCATCAATACCAGTAGCATAGATGGTGGAGTTTGCAACAGCACCACTTGCTTGGTTGAAGAAGAGGTTATCATCCGATTGAACAGTGCTACCAACAGAAAGAGATGCTGCTGGATCGTTCTTAGCGTATGAAATCTTAGTTGCAGTAGATCCAACACCAACAGCGTTAATCCTATCTGTCCACTTAACGTCGAAGGAAGAATTGCTACCAGTGGAGTCTGTCTTAACGCCAGTAACAATACCTTTCAGATATCCGGTTGTGACTGTGGAAAGTGTACCAGTGGCGGCATTAGGAACTACCAAGTTCGTAAGACCAACGGTAACACCATAACCAACGGTGATACCCATACCAGCAAGACTGCTAGTAGTAACACCAACAGTTTGGTCTGCAAAGTCATCGATGAAACAAAGTTTCAGACCGTTTGCCCATTTACCGGGAGTTTTAGCAGCGTAGTTCCAACCAGTGTCTGTCTGATAGTTTTCGTTATAATCATCATAATTTTTAATTTTTAAACTTGTATCTGCATATACATCGTTACCGGCATTAGCGTTGTTAAGAGTTGCGCCATCAGTTCTTACAACTTTAAGAACACCGCCATAGGTAAGGAAGGAACTAGCACTCATCCAATATTCATATTGGGCATCAGTGCTGATCGGTTTACCATATACTTCGATTAACTCTTGCTCTGTCTCAACAGTATAGCACTCATCAATAGGACCCTTTTGGAAAGGTCCGCAAATGCCACCAATATTATCTAAAACGTTCTCGGCTCTACCAACAGTGAGGTCAACCTCTCTAATTAGTACACCAGGAGACAATAATGCTACTGCCATTGTTTACTCCGTTAGGTCCATATTTGTCTAAGAATATTTATTGTTTTGAATGTTTTGAGAGGGGGAACTGAGACGTGAATGCCTACCAATCAGGATATTTCCACTCTTTGAAGTAGTTGTGTTCCTTCCTGTGCTTCAATATTCTCTTCTTTGTGCATTCCTTACATTCATATGCATATGAAGATGGAACTGGTCCTTTATCCTTTCTAGTTCTGTAAAATCCCTCAACTAAATTTTTCGTTTCTCCGCAAATTTTACAAGTTCTATCATTGAGGAGAAAGTGTCCAAGACTAATTTGATCGTCTAAGTCCATTACAGATAGTTCCACATATAATCAGCACCACCTTGTGCATCACCATAGGTGCCATCAAGATGCCATCTATCACCATCACTATCAACAAAACTAGATTCATCATTTAATCCATCATCTAAGAATCCAAATGGTGCCATGTCTTGTTCAATTTGATTCTTCTGTTCCTCGTAGAGTCTTTTGCGAACATCTTGGTCAGTTAGTTCTTTAAAATAATCCTGTGCTACTAACCAAGCGTAGATAACCAAGCACATAGCAAGGTCATCATTACATCCATCTTCTGCTTCAAAAGAATTACTCTTTGAAATAAAGGTAGTTAGTTCACTAATAACGTTGTAATCTTTAAAAAGAATTTTATCTGCTTCAATCATGGTCTTCAAATTAAGAGACCCAACCTTCTTAACAGTCTTAGACATCTTGACTCCTAACTGAGTCTTGCTTCCAGAAAATCCTTGACCAACAACTTGACCTGCTCTACCTCTCATAGAGCACATCAGTAAATTTTGATATTCTAGATCATATTGCAAAATGCTTGCTACCTGATCTCCAATGTCGTTTACCTCAGTAAGAATGAATGCTTCATTATATGCCTTAGCTGTTGAGTAAATGATATTAGGAAACAGCATTGGTTTGACATGATTGTCTCTATACTTTGCCACAATTTTATGTGGGAAAGATGTAATATCTACAATGATAAAGGCAGAGTAATCTTCTCCAACACCTCTTGCCACGTCAACCGTACAAACATAGTCATGATCCTTTTCCGGATCAGCATATACATCCAAACTGTTGTTTGAAGTCTTGGGAGCCTCATATACTAAACTCCTTAACTTTGCCGGGTCAATTAATGTATCAACAGATCCTAGGAACTCACACTCAAACTCAACCTTGAACTGTTGTTCTGATGTGTTCTTAACTGTTTGCTCTCGCCACTTGTCATCTCTACCGGGTACTTCTGACCAGTGAACCTGAGTAGGAACATATTCATTCTGCTCTCTTTCCGCATCATGCCACATGCGGTAGAAGTGGTTCATACCCTTAGGGGTAGATACGATAATAATCTTGGTAGACTTACCAGATGAAATCGTAGGATAAACTGAACTAAAAAAGTCGTCAGCAATATGGTTTGGAACAAACGCAAATTCGTCCAAGAAGATAATATTAAATGACATACCACGAACGGCAGCAGCAGATGTAGATGCCGCAAGAATCTTACTACCGTTCTCTAATTCAAGACTACCTTTGTTCCATGCAAGAATACCTTGCTGCATCCACTTTGGAAGATTTTCATATGCTGTCTGCAATCTTCCAAGTAGGTCTCTCGCAGTAGATGCTTTGTTTGCTAGAATACCGATGTTTACATTATTATTAAACACTGCATAATGCAACAAATAAGAAACAGACGTGGTAGATTTACCAGTCTGTCGTGGCATCATGCAGATGTTGAATCGATTCTCATGAAATCGATTGATTAATTTCTCTTGAAATGGCCACATCTCAAAGGGGACAAGACCCTCATCAACGTTGACAATTTTTACATATGTCTTTGCAAAGTAAACAGGATCACTTTGACACTTGATCATCTCCTGTACTTGATTCTCAGTATACTCAATCTGAGTATTTGCTTTTTTTAGATTGGGATTACCAAGATAGATTCCATTATCCATATCAAGTCCACTTAGGGGGATTATGTGGGCACTTTGCAAACGGAAGTCTTGTCTTAACTTCCATAAAACAATTGCAAATAGAGCACCTCTTATATTTACCCTTTAAGTATTCACAGGATTCACAGATTTTCAATCTCTCCTGAGGAGTCATCTTTTCCATACTTTCTCAAACTAACTAAACGTTTTTCCCAAGTGTCTCCGATTTCTGATCCAACCATCGGATTGACGCATGTTTTATCGCCAAGATTATTACACACTAATCCAGCTAAATCAACTTCGCTGCCAATTTTACCAGTGTGCCAATAGTGTTGACCATCTACCCATGTTGCCCCACATTTGGGGCAGGATTTCGTGTCCATAAAAACTATAAAATTTTAGTATAATTTCTATTTATTTATTTATTTGTATCAGAATGATACAATATCAGCATTTCCACTTTCTTAATGCAAGTGCTTTGCGGGTTGGACGACCCTTCTCATCCTTCATTGGTCCCTTCATTCCACCCATGCGAGCACAGAAAGATCTTTTTCTAGGACCACCCTCAGGTTGAGGTGCTTTTAGATCAGAACCAGGGTTCTCTCTTTCATAAGACTTACGACCCTTTTCATTGAGACCGCCTTCTTTGTTCTTACCCGCTTTACGTTGCCAAGCAGCACTCTTTGCTTCTGTCTGAACGTTCATGTCAGTCTTTTTCTTTGACTTCAATGCTTTTTGTTGAAGTTGAAGTTTCTGGCGATTAAGAACAAGTTGTCTACGCTGAATCATTTGATCTCTACGATCTAGCGAATCATTCTTTCCATCGTTCTGCTCCTCAGCAACTCTGATCAATGGTTGAGTTGGATCAGGACTGGATGGAGAATACTGAGTAACGCGAGCATCTGGATATACCTTTTGAACAGCGTCTGTAATCTCTGCCTTACTAGGAACTCGCAGTGATGGGAAGAACAATTGAGTCATATAAAACTTACCTCGGAAGGTGAGGAAGATTCTCATGACTTGACCATTCTGACGAGGAATGGTAGCTGCTTCTTGTACTTCAAATTCTTCTTTCTTTGTCTTCTTGACACAGTTTGGATATCTTTTTCCAAACATGGTCTTCATACCTTTCTTCTCATATCCTTTCCAACATGCTTCACCAAGTTTGTTTGTCTCAACAAAACCATTTGCTTCAAGAGCAGCAATTTGAGAGGGCGAGAATCCTTCTTTCTTAGTGCTGTTACCCCAATTAGCAGCACCTTTCTTACGGCACTTTACAAGGGCACCAGATGCGTATGCAGAAGGCCATACAGAGTAACGAGACTTGACCTTATGATAGCAGGCATCTTTTGTCCCACTACCCTTACCTTTCTTATCTTCTTCTGAAAATACTTCTTCTTTCATTTTCTTTTTATCAGTAGAAACGTAAGTTGGTTTTGCAGCACCAGATTTTGATTGTTGTCCTGGATCTGCTTTCTTCTTGCGACGAGATGCAGAGAGTCTTTCAGACTTGCTCATGCTTGCTCGTTTTGATGATGAGACACATTTGGGTGTCCCTTCACCTGGTTTGTCACTGGCGCAAGTCCCACCTGTGACAACGTTGACCCAACCACCTTTACCATCCTTTGACTTGGATCCTTTAAACCACTTGTTGAGGGAACCTTCGCTAACCCCACCATCAGAGCCCCCATTCCCATTTCCATTCCCATTCTTAGTCTCATCATCTACACTATGTCCATTTTCTTTGCGTAACATTCCAGCTGCTCCTACAACTTTAAATCCCTTAGGGATGGATTTACACTTTTTATCAGTGTAACAATAGTATTGACCTGCTGGACACTTGCCGTTTTTCATCAATTATGAGTGTGGCCTCTTCTTATTTATAGTCCAATTATGTTATATACGTTTAAACTACCAGCACCAATGGGACCATCAGGAGTTGCAAATGAAGTTGCGCTTACAATTCCTACTACGGTAAGTTTAGTAGTCGGATCATCAGTGCCTATTCCAACTTTTCCCTCAGTAGAAGCGAGTCCGCCTGCTGAAACAAGATTTGCAGATTGTCTTGTCTTGTCAGCCATAATACATACTTGCTTTTAACTATTTAGAAATTAATATCCATTTCAAAAAGTTTATCAGATCCTGCTCCTAAGAAATGGAGTTTGTATCCATCGGGTGTATTAACAACACGAACCTCAGTAGGATCTGCTTCAAATGATGATGTATCTATTGCTGCTACAAATGTCAATGTGCTAGTAACATCATAGGCAACTGAGAGTGTGTAGTGTCCAATTGTATCAGTAGAATTTCCACAAGTAAATATA